AGTGTGAAGATGATCTGAGTCATAAAAATTTATTTACATTATGTTCTTCTCACCATAAGCAACTACACTCAATATATGGACAGACTTATTCTAACCACTTAGCACCTAAAATTAAAAATTGGTTAGATATACAAAGGACAAAAAATGGCAGATAATAAAATGGGTTTCAGAGAATGGATAGCTGAAAAGCTTAATCCAGCACAACCGTCTATTGCTGCTTTATCACCTTATGCTTCTCCAGAAACGATTGTAGATTTTGAACAAGCTTATAGAGAAATTGAAGTTATCCATCGTTGTGTTGAGATGATTATTAGTTCTTGTGCTGAAATACCTTTTATAGTCGAAGGACAAAGTCCTGCTAAAAAAGTAAATAAACTACTTAATATAAAACCTAATCCTTTTGAAGATAGAGTAAGATTCTTTAGAAGAGCTTTTTTAGACTTTATGTTAGATGGTAATACTTTCTTTTATTATGATGGTAATGATATTTATTTGCTGCCTGCAAATGATGTAGAAGTAGTACCTGATCCTGTTACTTTTGTAAATCACTATAACTATTTAATAGCTAATCAACAAGCATCTGACAATTTTTTTAGTGGTAGAAAACAAACTAGAAAAGCAGATACTATCCAGTTTGCTCCTGAAGAAATTATACATGTAATGGCTGAAAATGATGAATCTATTTTTAGAGGTACTTCTAAACTTAAATCTTTACTTAAGCTAATGGAACTATATTTCTATATGATTAAGTTTCAAAGACAGTTCTTTAAGAACAATGCTCTTCCAGGTTTTGTATTATCTACAGATAACATACTTTCACAAAGAGTAAAACAAAGATTACTTGAATCTTGGCGTTCTACTTATAATACTATTTTTGATGGCGCACGTAATCCAGCTATTCTAGATGGGGGTCTTAAAATTGATCCTTTCTCAGCTGTAAGTTTTGATAAACTAGACTTTGAAAATTCTATAGAACGTATACAGATGGATATGGCTAAAGCTTTAGGCGTACCTTATGTACTATTAAAATCTGGTAATAATGCTAATATAGATGCTAATCAAAAGTTATTTTATTTACAGACTATACTTCCTATGTTAAATCAGTTTGGGAGTGCATTCTCACATTTCTTTAATAATGGTGTTACTATTCGTCCTGATAGACTAATAGTGCCAGCCCTACAACCAGATAATAGAACACAGGCTATTTATTATTCTACTCTGGTTAATACAGGAATTATAACCCCAAATGAGGCTCGTGAAGGATTAAAATTTCCAAAATTGGAAGATAATGATACTATAAGAGTACCACAAAATATAACAGGTAGTGCAACAGATGCTACCCAAGGTGGAAGACCCGTTGAAGGGGATTCTACAGTCGAGGAAGCAACAAATGACGAATAAAACATTATATCTAAACAGTTCCTTCGAAACAAAAGCCTTAAAAAAAGGATCAAAATCTCTTAAAATTGCTGGATATGCTAATACCACTGCTAAAGATCGTTCTGGTGACGTTGTCACTGCTGAAGCATGGGCTAAAGGTGTAGAAAATTTTAGAAGAAATCCTGTAATGCTTTATCAACATAAGCATGATGCACCTATTGGTCGTATTGATAAGATTCAAGTTGATAAAAAAGGTATATTTGTTGAAGGTTCTGTAAGCGATGCTGCTGAAAAGCTTCATGGTATTCAGACTCTAATTAAAGATGGAGCTTTAAAGAGCTTTTCAGTAGGTTTTAGAGTTAAAGATGGAAAGTACAATAGAGAAGATGATTCTATGACTATTACTGATGTAGAGTTACTAGAAATCTCTGTAGTAAGTGTTCCATGCAATCAAGACTCACTGTTTTCCATACGTAAGAGCTTTGATAGCGAACAAGATTATAAAGAATTTGTTACATCAATAGATACCAATGTATCTGACGATGAACAAAAGATGATGAATGAAGTTACTGCTGGTATTACCAGTGTAGTGGGTGGTCATTATCACACTGTTGAATTAGATGCAAGCAATAATGGGGTGACTACTTACGCCTCTCATATGTCTAATCATGCACACCGCATTCTCAACGGTGTTGTGCAAAGTGCGGGGGAACCTCCACACATGCACGATATTACTATGATGGGTGTGCCAATTCTTAACATGGAGTCAGAGGAAATCGTTAGTGAACGTCCTCTATCTCCAACAGAGGAGGAAGCAATGTCTCAAGCAAAAGACACTATTGAAGATATTGACGAAAAGACTGAATTAGAGGTGGAAATCAAAACCGATGTTACTGAAGTCGAAGAGTCAATTGAAGTAAAAGCTGAATCTGATATTGAGGAAAAAGCAGAAGAAATTGAAGTAAAAGAAGAAGAGGAAGAAGAACTCGTTATCAGAGATGCTAACGAAGAAATTCCAATGATTAATTTACTATCAGTAGACACTGAAAATCTTCAACATAATGATTTAGTAAACTATAACGAAAAAATGTTTAGGGTAGTTAAACTAGCAACCGCCCAAAGCCCAATCTTTAAGTTTTTAGAGATTGACTCTAACGGAAAAGACTGTGATAATGTTCTTAATGTGAATGCAGACGAACTTTCTTCACCAGTCGAAACCAAAACACAAATCGGTGAAGACAAGGATTCTAACGAAAGTCTGACTAAAGAGCTTCACAATAATTCTGATAAGGAGAATGAACCCATGGCTGATCAAGTCGTAGATACAATTAATCTCGAAACCCTCAAAGAAGAGGCAAATATCGAGACTAAGGCGGCACCCGTCGCAACCGTGTCTGAGCCTCAAGTTGCCCAACTAGTTGAAAAAACTGGCGAAGCTATTATTAAAGAGTCAGACGCACAAGAAAAAGCTGTTACTGTTCGTGAAAACGAAGAGCTGGCAGAACTAAAATCCCAAATGGCTAAGTACCGAGATGAGATTAAGGCATTGCAAACATCTAAAATGCAATTCCAAGAAAACTCACGTAGTACTGCTCAATCGCAGTTTAGCGAGAAAGAAATGGCTAATGCTGTTATGCTTTCCAAAATGCTTAACAAGCGTGATGTGTTCGATACCAATTTAGGTTCGCGCATGAAAGCCGTTACTACTGTAGATCAGTTCTTGAGTAACTTCTCAAGCAATATCTATACTGAAATGGAGCAACAGCTTATTATTGCCCCAATGTTTAATCGTATGGCGGTAGACGCTCGTAACTTCAGAGTACCAGTTGCTGATGAAGATACTGATGGTGATGTCGCAATGTTCCAGTCTGGAACTTTTGCTACAGGCATTAACGATCAAGCACACGTTCCTACTAGTAACCAGAACGTAATTAAATCTGTGGACTTTACTCCACATAAATTTATGGCTACTACTCACCTTGCTAAAGACGAAGAAGAAGATACAGTTCTTCCTCTGATTGATTTCCTGCGTGCCGCAGCAACTCGTCGTCTTGCTCGTTCGATTGATAAATCCATCCTTCGTGGTTCTGGCGCTGTTGCTGGCTTTAATGCCAATCCTGCTGCTGCAATTACTCGTGGCGGATCTAATCCTTCTGTAATTACTGGTGTATGTACTATGGCTGCTGCTGTTGGCGCACTTGCTACTACTACTGGTGGTATTAATGCTGATCTTGCTCCTGCACATATCGCAGCTGCACGTTCAATATTGGGTAAGTATGGTCTACAACTAGGTAATGATCTCGTATTTGTTACTTCTATTGAAGGCTATAATGCTCTAGTATCTAATGCAGATTTTAGAACTGTTGATAACTTTGGTGCTAATGCTACATATCTCACAGGTTCGGTCGGTGCTGTTTACGGTATTCCAATCGCTATCTCTGAGTTTATGGACACTAAAGGTGCCGTAGGTAGTCATCAGGGTGTAATGATCTATAAGCCTGGCTTTATGATTGCAGAACGCCGTGGTATTGAAATTGAATCTGAGTATGAACCACGTCAGCAGGTAACTGCTATGTATATGTCAACTCGTTTCGACTTTAAAGCACTTACAACTAACGCTGCTGCTGCCCTGGATGCTACTAAGTATTCTTATGCTGTCAACGTTAATAACTAAGTTTAACTTAACATTGTTATACTAAAATTGGGGGAGGCGGTCAGCCTCCCCTTCTATGTTTAAAGAGGTAAAAAAATGGATATATCTATAATTCCAGATTATATTAAAACAAAAGAAGAAGTCGTAACATGGCTTCATAGACATGGTTGGGGTAATTATGAGGCCCAACAACTTGCTGCAAAATGGGATGAAGGAATACCTCTCCCAGCTTCTATATTAGGTACTCCTAAAACTTTAGAAGAAACAAAGAAAACAAAAATATCAGTTGCTCCTACTAAGAAAGTTGCTATAGCACCTGTTAAAAAAATATAACTAGTTTTAAACTAGAAAGGAC